TCCAGTTTATGCGTGTGGGAAATGTGGGCATTTAATCACAGAGTCAATGAATTACTGCCATGAGTGCGGAAAACGCATTAAATGGGAAGGTCGGTGAAGTGAATGACGCACAAGGTTCCGGTGCAATCATTGATTGACCACATCAAAACGGCAATTGATGTTGATCCGTGGGCAAAAGAGATGGTTGAGGAACTGCTGAAAGAGCAGGAAGCGGAATGGATTTACGGTGAAGATGAAACAGGTGCAGATGGATGGCATTGTTCATATTGTGGATTCTTTGAACCGTGGTTCTACGAATTTACTGATGATATTGATTTTATAAGGTTCTACAGTTTCTGCCCAAATTGTGGAAGAAGAATGACATCGTATACAGGAAAGCCAACACAGGAAGGTCGGTGAAGTGGGAATGACTGGTTTGGTCATATCAATTATTGCGTTAGTGGTATCCATCGTGGGGGCAATTCTTAATGCAAAAAGGAAGTGAAGTGGGATGCTGAAAATGTACTGCGACTTATGTGGCAAGCCATTATCGGATAACGAATCACGAAACTTTAAAATAAAGGAATTAAAAGCTTCTTGGGATGAACATTGGTGGCAACGAATAGATGCACATGTTGAGTGTGTTGAGAAGCTACTCGATAGCGTAAAGAAAAATAACGAATCTCATGAAACTTAAAGGAGCGGTTTTCCCATTAACGCTCGTTGGGATGTAATAGGCTCGGATATGCCTTCCGCTATTTCGACAAGGAGAGTATTACGAAGTATGAAATATAGCGAAATGACAGAAGAACAAAGGGAACGGTATCGGCAATATCACAGGGAATACTATCAAACGCATAAGGGAAAACAGATCGAAGCGGTCAAAAAATGGAGAAAAGAGAACCCAGACAAGAATCGTGAATCACAGAGAAAATCATATAAAAAATGGTACGAAACCCATAAGGAACAGGCGAAAGCACGAGTTGAAAAGTACAAAAAAGAGCATCCGGAAAAGTGCAAATACAATACTGAAAAGCACAGAGAATACCAAGCAAAATATTTCCAAATGAACAAAGACAGAATCATCGAACAGAGAAAAAAGACGGCAAAAAACAGAGTTCTCGTTGTTCGGTGCAAGGATTGTAAGCACTATGATAGTTTTTCGCAGGAATGTCGCAACGGTTTGGATGGAATTTTTACACCTGATTGGTTCTGCGCTGACGGGGAACGGAAAGACTAACTTCGTAAAAGGAGAGTATTGCGAATGAACCTGATTGACTATAACAAAGCCGTTGAAGCATTGGAGAAAGAACGGCAACTGCTTCTGAATCGTGAGCAATACGGAGCAGAAGATGTACTGGTTCATCATGCGCTGAATGTGATTGCAGAACTGCCGATTATCCGTCAGCCAGAGATTGTCCGGTGCAAGGATTGCAAACACAGGACAAGTTGGGTATGCAACAATCTTGAATTTTGGGAGTGTGAACATCTGCGATATGAACTTGTGAAATGGGGCGTAACGGATGATTGGTTCTGTGCTGATGGTAAGCGAAAAGACGAATAATAAGCGAATTGTAGATGATTAAAAGGCAACAAGGCAACAATGACGCTTTAACTAAATTGGAGGATGACAATGAACGAATTAAAACCATGCCCGTTTTGCGGACGAATAGACAAATTAATTATCAATGAAGTGCATCACAGTTTAGATGATATGGTCATAAAGCAATATAGGGTATGTTGTTCTGCGGAAGGAGATAACACAGGGTGCGGTGCATCTTGCGGATATCAACCTACAGAAGAAGAAGCAGTAGAAGCATGGAATATGAGAAATGCACAAAATAAAATATCGAACAAAGAGCAAAATGCAATAAATTGTGAAATCAATTCCGGGATTATATATGATATGGAACCACGGCAAAAGTTTTGTGACTAACTTCGTTAAAGGCGACAGTGACGCTTTAAATCATAATGGAGGAAAAGAAAATGAATGAGAATTGGATACCTGTTAATGAAGAACTGCCATTTGCAGAATATGGTGAAAGCAAAAATGTTCTTGCAACCTGTTGTTTAAGAAATCAAGTGACATCGGAATTGTGTAGATGGATAAGGATTCTTTATTTCAACGGTGGAAATTGGTGCTATCCGACAGGAGAAACATGTGAAGATCGTGTTATTGCATGGATGCCACTTCCAGAACCGTATAGCGGTTCATGACTTAAAGGCAACAATAAGTTTGAATAAGGAGCGTATTGCGAAGATGAACTATGATAGAAAACTGCTCATGGAACGTCTTGAACGTCTTGCGATAGTTCTTGATGAATTAATGCCCGGTTGTGCAGAACTTATACGGGATACTATTTCTTTGCTGAAAGAGCATGAAGAGGTAGTAAAGCAATGGACAAAAGAAATTGCTGATAGTCAGCTTGCTCATGCTCCAGAGGATTCTCATGAGTTTATGTCATTAAACGAGCATCTTGATAATGAATACAAAAGAGGCATTTGGGATGGATTGCAGATAGCATGGAACATTATTTCGGAAGGTCGGTTAAGTGAATGAGATTGATTGATGCTGATGCTATTCGTATTAAAGCGGAATATCTGCAAAATATTTGCGGCATTATAATGATAAGAACCGAAGATTTAGTAAGGATAATCAATGAACAGCCGACAATTCCGTATGACATGAAATGGAATCCAGATTGCAAGGATTGTCTGCCAGAAGGGATAAACGATTGCATTGAGTGCCATAAACGGCAGAAAGGAGGTGAAGTGAATGAGTAATTGGAATGAAATCGGTTTTGCTCCGAAAGGATGGCAATGCCCGGTCTGCGGTGCGGTTTATTCACCAACGACTCCCATGTGCTACAACTGCACCGGAAGAAAACCGATCACGATGAGCACGGGAACATTCGAAGCGAAAGATATGCATGAATACATGAGCCAACTAAATCAGGATGTGTCCGGAAAGGAAGGATCGCATGAAAACATTTGAAGAAATCCGGCAGGACAGGCGGTTCCAGCGGTACCAGGATGCCATCGACGGCGGAAGCGGATGGGTGACGATCCACGGGAAGGTGTTCCATGTAGTTTATTCCAACGGCGGCGGATGGGATCATGTCAGCGTCAGCCTGAAAAACCGGTGCCCGACATGGGAAGAAATGTGCACGATCAAAGACATGTTTTTCAATCCGAACGAGTGCTGCATCGAGTATCACCCGGCTAAAAAAGACTACGTCAACCTGCATCCGTACTGCCTGCACATCTGGAAACCGAAGGATCGCGAACTGCCTACGCCGCCGAGAATCTTTGTGTAAAGAAGGATAACAATGCCAGCAAATGAGAGAAAATTGGCACGATACAGCGTGTACCGCCGGGAAGATGACAGGCTGATGATCCTGGACGGCACGGCCAAGGAATGCAGCAGGGTTCTGGGAATCAACGTCAACAGTTTTCACGGCCTGTTGTGCAAGACATACCGTGGGAACAAATGGGTCATTATCCGCAGTGATCCGGAAGAGATACGAAGGGATATGGAGTCGTAAATTTCCGGTTTACGTGGAACGCTTATTGTGGTATGATTACCACACACAGAATTAAAGGAGGCGTCGTATGACGAGATGACACCAGAAGAATACTATGCAACACATCAGAAGGCGTTCCGGACTGCCTTCGATTTCCTGACTTCACACTTCCCGCCTGGGACTGATTCCGAATGGTGGGAAGGAACAGCCAAGGACGCACAGATCGTTGCAAACAACCAGAAGGAAACGCTGACGTGGGGACTGCTGGCGGGCGTACTGAACTATCTGGAATACGAATCAAAACGGAGGATGGAACAAGGTGAAACTGACCATTGAAAAGCGCCACTACGCACCCGGGATGGATACGGTCCGCATCGGCGGGTTTGCAGACGGCGAACTGAATGAACTGAAAAGCATGGAACACAACGAGGCCAGAGAAAAACTGGTTGAGATGCTGGACAATCGCAACGGAAATCAAGGGACATGCTGGGCACAGGGGTACGGAATCTATGGGGTTTGGTTCGACAACGAATATGCGTACATGAATGTAGGGGATAGCTGCGATTGAAAGTGCGCCTGTTTTTTTGTGCCTTTCAAGAACGCGAAACGTATTTGGAGGAATACGAATGGATGTAAATTCATTCAATGGATGGATTGTATGTGTGAATGGGCAGTATCTGGTGGCGGTTGCATATGAGGATACGCGGATGTGCAGATGGTCCAGCAGTCCGTTTGATGCATTGCTGTTTGATGACGTGAACGATGCCGTACGCATTGCAAATCCGTCCGGAGGATATGTGCGACGGTTTAACCCTGTGACAGGGAGGATTGGTGGATGACACATTTGTCACTTTTTTCCGGAATCGGTGGTCTGGATATTGCTGCGGAGATGGCTGGAATCCAGACCGTCGGACAATGTGAATGGGCAGACTATCCGACGAAAGTACTGGAAAAGCACTGGCCGAATGTACCACGATGGCGTGATATACGTGAACTGAATCTCAGATCGTTTACGGAGGAAACATACATGGCTGCTCATCGGAAAGATTACGATCATGCAATTGAGATGTACAACGCCGGATTTTCAATTGAACAGGTTGCTGATTATTACGGTGTTACAAGGCAGTCCATGTATAAAACACTGAAGCGTCGCGGTGTTCAATTCAGAGACAATATAAAACTCGGCGAAGAAAATCATTTTTACAGAGGAACTAAAGCGGACGATCATGCACAGAATATTCTGGAAAGTGCAATTGAAAAAGGCATTATAAAAAGAAAAACCACTTGTGAAGTATGTGGAAAAGAGTCTGTATTCAAAGATGGAAGGACAGGGATACAAGCACATCACTGTGATTATAACAGGCCGCTGGACGTGTTGTGGCTGTGTCAAAGATGTCATCATGAATGGCATAAGAACAATAAAGCGAAGGAGGTGGTGCCATATGAAGCAATGCCAAGGACAAATATCGATGTTCTCAGCGGAGGCTTCCCATAACCATGCCAGCCTTTCTCCGTTACCGGGAAGCACAGAGGCAAGGAAGATGACCGTTATCTCTGGCCAGAAATGCTCAGAGTCATACGAGAACTCAGGCCCACTTGGGTGCTTGGTGAAAATGTGCCTGGAATCGTCAGTCTGGCACTCGACACGGTGCTTGCTGACCTGGAAAACGAAGGATACACCTGCCAAACGTTTATTATTCCGGCTTGCGGTGTTGACGCCCCGCACAAACGAGAGCGAGTCGCCATTCTGGCCTACGCCATCAACCGGTGCAGCGCTATGTGGTGGAACCTGGAACTTCCAAATGCTGAAACGAATGGCCGAGAAGGGAATGATAACGGAAGAGGAACGGCGACAGCTTTCACAAGGGAACGGCGGGAAAACAAATCCGGAACTTTTGGAATGGCTGATGGGATACCACAAAGCATTCACCGGACTGATTCCGACGCCGAGGTCATGCGAGTACAAGGGTGCAAAGACCAACAGATTCATTGGGGGGGGTACTACAGACATCAACTGATGGAACTGGTGGAAGCCACCCCGCGTGGGACAATTGGCCGCCTGAACCCGGAGTGGGTCGAGTGGTTGATGGGGTACCCAATCGGGTGGACCGCATAAGATGTCTTGGAAACGCAGTAGTGCCACAGCAATTTTATATTTTCTTCAAACTGATCAAAGATATAGAGGAAGGGAAGATAGATGGCAACGCCAAGAATTACGTATGCAGCGACGCAATACATCGATAACGTTGATTTTATTCCTGATTATGTAGATGGAAAATTTGAGATTCCGATCATCCGTCCGGAACCGTATATCGAAATAGATACATGGATTCCGTTTAATCAGGCTGGGTACGGCTATAAGCGTGAAGAAAAAGGTGTACACTTTTTTGTGCACGACTATTTCTTCAACAGTTTATGGACAAAACGCGAAAAGTACCGGCATATGCTTCCGCAATACAAAGCCGTTATGACGCCAGATTATTCTCTGTATACGAACTGGCCGGTTATGGTTCAGATATGGAACCATTACAGGAAGCATCTGATCGGCGCATGGATGCAGAGCATTGGATGCCGGGTATATCCGAGCGTATCGTGGAGTGACGACAGCAGTTTTGACTGGTGCTTTGACGGGGAGCCTCGTGGCGGCACGGTATGCATCAGCAGTGTCGGGACACAACAAAACAAGGAAACACGGAAACTATTCATGGCCGGATATGAAATGATGATGGACGTGCTGTATCCGGAAACCATTCTGTTTTATGGGAAAGTGCCGAAAGAATGCGAAGGCAATATTATTCCGATTGAGTCATTCCAGGATCAATTGAAAAAGAAGGTGAAGAAAAATGATCAAGCTTAACCTGCAAATATTTGGTGGGCGTGGAGGTTCCGGCGGCACCGGTGCTGGTGCTGGCGGAGGAGGCACAAAACAAGATAATACTGGCGGAAGCGCAGGCGGGTCCGGGAAAGGATCCAGCGGCGGGTCTGGCAAAGGTAAATCAACCGGGGCAAAACAGCCGGTTCAGTTTACTGATAATGAAGGTAATGTAAAAGTTATTTTGTCGGGTTACAAGTACGACCTGTATAGCGTGGAGAAAAACAAGGAAGCCATTTTTAACAAAGGCGAACCATGGAAAGCAGAAGATACCAGGGATTACCTTGAAGGATATGAATATGACAGCAAAACCGGAACATTCGTAGATAAAAATACCGGCATGAAATATCGTGTGAAAGTGCACAAGAAGAAAAAATGAGAATCGGACTAATTGATGTAGATGCTAAAGGCAAACCAAAGTTTCCAAATCTGGCATTAATGCGGATATCCGCATATCACAAAGCCAGAGGGGACGAAGTCGAATGGTGGTGGACCGATCTTATTCACTACGACATCGTCTACATGAGCAAGATTTTTTCTGACGCTTATTCACCGGATGTGCCTGAGCCGATGAATGCGGATAAAGTGATTAAAGGCGGCACCGGATATGCAATTTCATTACAGGGGGGGGTGGAAGTCTTTGATAAAACAAAGCATCAGAACCTTCCGGATGAAATTGAGCATATGTTTCCTGATTACAGTATATATCCACAATTCGATTTTGCTGTTAGCATGACCAGCCGTGGCTGTCCGAGAGGATGCGCATTCTGTGTTGTCGGAAACAAAGAGGGGCGGTGCAGCCGGAAGGTTGCGGACGTAAAAAACTTCTGGTGCGGACAGAAAGAAATCAAGGTACTCGATCCAAACATTACGGCATGCCGCGAAAAACGCGACTTGATGGCACAATACAGAGATACTGGAGCATGGATCGATTTCACCCAGGGAATTGATATCCGACTGACTGATGAAGCGGACATTGATGACATGAATAAAATGAAGATCGGCACAGTCCACTTTGCATGGGATAATCCGAAAGATAATCTGGAAAAAAAGTTCAGGATGTTTTCGGAAAAGTATAAGATTAAAGATTACCGGCGGAAGATTGTATATTGCCTGACAAACTTTAACAGTACGATGGAAGAAAACCTTTACCGAATTTATACATTACGCGATCTTGGATTCAGTCCATATGTCATGGTGTATAACAAGCCGTCTGCACCAATGGAAATACTGCATTTACAAAGGTGGGTTAATAATAGGATCATGTTTAATACTGTTAAGAGATTTGAGGATGTTAATTGGGATCGCAACGAAGTTAAGAAAACATGGAAAAAGGGAGAATAATATGCCTCCATTTGAAGATTTAAGTTTAAGCAGTCTAACATGGGGAATCTTGAATAGTTCCGAACATGTCAGGCGACAGTTTAAAGGCATTCCGACCGTGACGAGCATTGTTGCGGATGTTGCGTCAGAATATTATTACGTTTCGGAAGTTATACGATTCGACCCAGAAAGCATGGAAATGACCGCGCAATTGCACATCCGGAACAGACGCGGCCTGCAAGACATACTGTGCGGAATTGACTCCGCTGCGGCACACCGATATATCCGGTCAGGAAAACGATGGAAGGAAAAGTGCAGGAGAAAAAAACTGAAAGGAGCATGTAGCAGAAATGAATGAAATAGTTGGTGCTATTGAAAAAGCCAGGAATGGTTTAATTACATGCTTTAAAAACAAAAGCTGCGACGGTTGTGTTTATGAGGCTGAACTTAAACAGATTATTAACGTAACAGCTGACGACGACTGGCATTGCCCAGTGCTGGATGACATTCTGAACATACTGAAAGATCAGGAGCAAGATATAAAACATTTGCAATGCGCCTTGAAAATATTGAATGGTGAAGGAATTACTGTAAGACAATAAAGATAAGGAGAGTGTAAACGTCAAAATGAAATGTCCTATATGTCAAACTGATCTTTGCTGGGAATCGGATTGCGATTCTGAAGAAATTGGATATGACATAAAAGGTTATTTATTTTTCTATCACTGCGAAAAATGTGGTGCGCAAATTGAAATTCTGATGCCGGATGTGAATCCATATAAAGAAGGAGAAGCAGATGATTGATATAAAAGAAATTTTATTGGATGTATTGTATGGATTCAAAAAACTTTTTATGGCAATTGGTGTGTTTTTGCTTGCCGGTGCTGTTGTCTGGGGCGTGATATCAGGATTAATGACAATATTCGGGGCGATTGAATTCAGATGGTGGAATATTCCATTCTGGGTAATGGTTGTTTGTTCGCTTGCCGCATGCTTTGGACAAGATAGATAGGGGAGTATTGCGAATGAAAGAGCCATATAAAGACCCATATGAAGAAGTGTTTGAAGAAATAGGTAATACATTGAAAAAGCTGAGTGACATGGTTGTTTTTGTTGCGAAGCACACTATGACAGTAAACGATTTTGAAGATTTTATTGAAAAGTTTCGGACAGACAAAAGGAGCGAATAACGATGATGGCGATGCCTGACCGGGAGAAGGTTATCAAAGCATTTGAGCATTTACTGAATGCGGCAAAGGGAAACTATCAGGATTTTGTTGACTTAACCGTTGACGGAGGCGAAGAGATTCTTGCCCTGCTGAAAGAGCAGGAAGCGGTGGAACCAAAGGCGATAAGGATGAATGCATTCGGGCATCCAGTTTATGCGTGTGGGAAATGTGGGCATTTAATCACAGAGTCAATGAATTACTGCCATGAGTGCGGAAAACGCATTAAATGGGAAGGTC